ATGAATCAGCAGTAAAAGAAAGTCCAATAGAACAAGATCATAACAATCCTATAGCAAAACCATATGTTGATATGCCAGAATGGAAAGCATTACATGATATGGATGACAAAATTGTTCAAGCATACATTAAACATAAAGAAGTAAAAGAAGAAGCACCATTTGGAGATGGCATGGCTTTAATTAGAATGGCTTTAATGAGGAAATTTATAACAGCAGATGAATGGTTTCATTTAAAAGACGAATTTAAAAGGGCGGGTGAAGAAGTTGAACAAAGATATGATGATTGGCCAGAAGGTGAAGGGTTTGGCTCATCTGATGGAAACTTTGCAATTAAAGAATTAATGGGTGCGGCAGGATACGAGTTTGATGAACAAGACAGAACTGGTAGATTTGTTGTAACTAAAGTACCAGAAAAATTAGAAAAATTAGGTATTAAAAATGCAAGAATGAAAGGCGAACCTGTTGCAACAGAGGCCGAGCAAAATGAAGATACAGAAGCAACTTTATTAGGTAAAGCTGAAGCTTCTTTAATGCACGGATTAGAAATGGCCCAGACTGTACTTAAAAAAGATTATGGCATGGCAGAAGTTCAGGCTAAAGTTATTTCAGAAAATTGGCCTCCTTTAATTGATAAAATTAAAAATGTATACAAAAAAACCGAACAAAATCAAGATGGTTTACAACCGGCTGATTTAAAAAGATTAGGTCAAACAATACCTAAGGTATATGTTCATAAAGATGGCAAAACAATATTAATACCAAAGAATAAGACTCAAGAATATATTGCGAAAGGGTGGAAACAATCTAGTTTAAGAGCTGAGGCATCATACGAGTCAAAACTTGCCGAAATGTTAAAACAACGTCTTAAATAATCAAGGATTTATTATAAATATTCAATATGGCACATAAAAAACCTTACACAGATAATTTTGCAGAGCTGGTTGCTCGTTTGAACGCAATGAGTAATCTTACTCCTGAAGAGGAAAGAAAGTCATTAATGGAATCCGCTAGTGCAGAACCAAAAGTATTAGATAACAAAGATGTATCTTTAGCAGATATTGCCAAATTAGCAGGTATCAAAGAATATATTGAACCAATAAAAATTTCATCAAAAGCACAAAAATTAGTTGAGGAAATTACCAAACCACAATCTAGCATTACAGAAGCAATAAAAGAATCTGACGCTGATGATTCAATTTCAACAAACATTAAAAAAGCGGTTACTGAAGAAAGTAATAGATTAGATAAAATTACAGAACTTGAAACACAATTAGCAGAATTAAAAGCAGAACAAAAAGAAGAACAAACATATGACAGTAAAGCATTTAGAGAAGTTATCTCAACAGATATCGCAGAATATATTAAAAACGCAGAAGAAACTAAACTTGTTGAGTTATACAACACTATCTCAGACAATGAAGCAGTTTACAACGAGGAATCAAAAAGCATTCTTGTTAAAACTCCAGAAACTACTGAAATAATTGCTGATGCAGAGGCAAAAGAAGAAGAAAATAACGCAGATGTGGTCCAAGAAAAAGAACCTAAAGCAGAAGAACCGGTAGTAGAAGTACCAGTTAAAGAACCAGAAGAAAAATTATTAGACTTAGATAAAGAAGTTTTACCAGATCCTGGAACACCATCAATAGAAACACCAGCAGTAGAAATGGATACTGTTGAACCAGAAATAGAAATTCCAGCAAAAGATAAGTTTACTAACGACTTAGATCCTGCACCAAAAGAACCAAAAATAGAATCCACAAAGAAATAATTTCCAATAAATACCTAGTATGACCGGTATTCCTTACAATTATAAAGAGTATTTAGATGACGTTACCAAAATGCGTCAAAGAGGAACCATTAGTGCTGGAGAACAAATAGCATCACCAAGCTCAGCCGGAGCACGAGGTTTAGCAAAAGTTGATAATTTTACAAAATCACCAAACCAATTAATGAAAGATAATGACGTTACTGACAAAGATAACGCAGAATTATTACATATTAAAAAATTATCTGGTTTAATCTAAAAACCATTTGCTCTATATCTAAGTTTGTTATATACTAATAACAATTAAGGAGAATATATGGCAGTTAAAAACTTTAACGACGGCGAAAGACAAAAATTAATACAAATTATATCACAAGGTTCACAAGTATTAGGCGAAGTTGATGACCTTAGAACAGGTCTTCGAGACACAGTAAAATCACTTGCTGAAGAATTAGAACTTAAACCTGCAATGATTAATAAAGCAATATCAATTGCACATAAAGGAAATTATCAGAACTTATCTGATGATATGGATACTTTAGATTCCATATTAACAGCGGCCGGTAAAATCTAGTGTATAGTTTACTCAAAGAATTTTGGGTAAACAGTTATAAAACAGACCAAGTCGCTTTTTGGAATGAACTATTTTCTGTAATATTAACTATTATAGGTTCTTGTATTTTAACGTTTACCTCACCACACCCTACAATGCATTATGTATTTCCATTGTACTTGCTTGGCTCTAGTACTTTGTGTTATGCTAGTTACAGAAGAAGACAAATTTGGATAGTAGTACTATCTGGATGGTTTACAATAATGAACATTATAGGAAATTTAAAAGTATTTGTATTATGAGTTATATAGACGCTCTATATAAAAAAGATGAAGACAAAGTATATGTCGTTGAACGAAATTCTAAAGGTGAAAGAGTTTTTGTCGATTACGATGCTCGTTACGTTTTTTATTATCCCGATTCACGAGGTAGACATCGAGCTATGACCGGGCATACATTACAAAAAGTATCATGTAGAACATCAAAAGAATTCATTAAAGAGCAACGGATAAGGTCCAATAAAACTCTTTATGAACAAGATATCAATCCTATATTTAGATGCTTGGAGGAAAATTACTTAGGTAAGGAAACTCCAAAACTAAATGTAGTGTTTTTTGATATTGAAGTGGACTTTGACCCTGAAAGGGGTTATGCCACAACTGACGATCCGTTCATGCCCATAACTGCCATTAGTTGTTATTTGAGCTGGACGGATCAGTTAGTTACTTTTGCATTACGACCAAAAAGAATGAGCATGGTTGATGCTAAAGCACAAACAGAAAGGTTTTCCAATGTAATGATATTTGAAAAAGAAAAGGATATGCTAGATGCATTTCTTACATTAGTTGATGATGCAGATATTTTATCAGGTTGGAACTCAGAAGGATATGATATTCCATATACCGTAGGACGAATACAAAAAGTTTTAAGCAGTGATGATACAAGACGTTTATGTTTTTGGGGTCAAAAACCTAGGAAAAGAACATTTGAAAAATATGGCCGAGAACAATTAAGTTATGATTTAGTTGGCAGAGTGCATTTAGATTTATTAGAACTTTATAGAAAATACACATACGAGGAAAGACATTCATTTAGACTAGATGCAATCGGACAACACGAATTAGGAGAACGAAAAACCGTATATGAAGGATCATTAGACAAATTATATAATGAAGACTTTGGATTGTTTATAGAATACAACAGACAAGATACAAACTTACTTGCAAAACTTGAGAAGAAATTAAAATTTATAGAACTTGCTAATGAAATAGCACATCAAAACACAGTATTGCTACAAACAACAATGGGTGCAGTTGCAGTTACAGAACAAGCAATAGTTAACGAAGCACATAGACGTGGTATGATTGTACCAGGTAGACGTTATAGAAAAGAAGGTGAAGAAGTACAAACGGCGGCTGGTGCTTACGTGGCAACACCAAAAAAAGGTATACATGACTGGATCGGAGCTCTTGATATTAAGTCACTATATCCATCAGTAATTAGAGCTTTAAATATGGGTCCAGAAAGTATTATAGGACAAGTACGCCCAGTTATAACATCAGCAGAAATAAACAGAGCCAAGTTCCAAAAGAAATCGTTTGCGGCGGCTTGGGAAGGACAATTTGGTAGTTGGGAATATCAAGCAATTATGAACCAAGACAAAGGCACAGAAATTATTGTTGACTGGGCTGATAATACATCTGTTAAAATGTCCGCGGCACAATTATATGATATAGTCTTCGAAAGTAAAAACAAATGGATGTTGAGTGCAAATGGCACAATATTTACATATGAGTTTGAAGCAATTATTCCAGGCTTACTAAAACGTTGGTATATTGAAAGACAAGAAATGCAACGTAAAATGAATGCTTGTGGTGATAATGAAATTGAAAAAGCATTTTGGGATAAAAGACAACTTGTTAAAAAAATTAACTTGAATAGTTTATATGGAGCACTTTTAAATCCAGGATGTAGATTT